CGCTGCAGCAAGTGCAGGCGATCTACTCGCAGCAAGGCGAAGACCCGGCCGCTGCTGAAGCGCAGGGTGACAAAGACTTCACGAGCGGCTTTGCCTAGCATGGCTGCATTTACCGACGACGAGAAGGCTATGTACGTTGCGCTTGTGTGCCGTTCCATGAAGGATGGAATGACGGCACGCAAGGCTGCAGCGATGCATGGCGTACCGATCTCGTCGGTGTGGGACTGGTGCCACGCAAATCCAGTCTGGCTCGGACAGTATGAGGAAGCGCGCGGTGCTTTGTATCGTCACTGGGAAGAGGATATCGTCGAGATATCGGACGAGCAGCACGTCGGCCAGATCGTCAAGGACAAGATGCTCGGTCGAGAGATCGAGACGCGCGACATGACCGATCATCGCCGACTGCGCGTCGAGTCCCGCAAGTGGCTCCTGTCCAAGCTCAAGGCCCGCCAGTACGGCGACAAGCTCGCCCTTGGTGGCGCTGATGACCTGCCGCCTATCCAGAGCAAAGCTGACGTGACGCTCGCTCCTGAAGATGCCTACAAACAGATGATCGGGATCGGTGGAAATGGGCGCACCTGAACTCAACTGGCTTGATCCAGATTATGACCTTGTATTTAGGTCACGGATCGAAGCTATTGAGCGGCTGCGAGCAAAGCCAGAACTGGTGCCGGCCGTGCTTGAGTTCTACAAGGACAATCCGGTCGCGTTCATCACTGATTTCGGGATGACGTTTGATCCGCGTAATGCAGAGATTGGCAAGCCGACGATGGTGCCCTTCCTGCTGTTCCCGAAGCAGGTAGAGTTCATTAACTGGTTGGTTGAGCGTTGGCGCGGCCGCAAGGACGGACTGGTTGAAAAGTCACGTGACATGGGCGTGTCATGGCTGTGCGTTGCGTTCGCTGTCTGGATGTGGCGATTTCATCCCGGTACGGTGATCGGCTTCGGCTCACGCAAGGAAGAATACGTCGACAAGCTCGGTGACCCGAAAAGCCTGTTCTGGAAGGTTCGCCAGTTCATCGGCCTGCTGCCGCAGGAGCTACGGCCGCGCGGCTACGACGAGAAGCAGCACGCGCCACACATGCGCATCCTGAACCCGGAGAATGGAGCGGCGATCGTCGGCGAGGCTGGTGATAATATCGGACGCGGCAACCGGACCAGCATCTACTTCAAGGATGAGTCGGCCCACTACGAGCACGCCGAATCGGTTGATGCTGCGCTGTCGCAGACCTCGAACTGCAAAATCGACGTGAGCACGCCGAACGGGCCGGGCAACCCGTTCTATCGCAAGCGACATGGCGGCAAGATTGAAATTTTTATATTCGACTGGCATGACGATCCGCGCAAGGACGAAGCGTGGTATCGCAACCAGTGTGCAACGCTCGATCCGGTTGTCGTTGCGCAAGAGATTGACCGCAACTACGAAGGCTCGATCGCCAACTCGTTTATCAGCGGCGATCTGGTGCGCAACGCCATGTCGCGTGGTCCGATGGAAGTGCAAGCAACTGGCGGTCTGATGGCCGGTCTGGATGTGGCACGCTTCGGTGATGACAAAACGGTGCTGACGTTGCGTCGTGGTCGCGTACTGCTCAAGCAGGTCGTGTGGGCCAAGCATGATCTGGTGCAGACGGCGGCTAGAGCGCGCAACGAGATCGCTGCCTATAACATCCGATTGGAACAGATCGCCGTCGATACGATCGGCATCGGTGCCGGTGTGGCGGATATGATGCGAGCATGGTGGCCCGACAAGACTGACCATCGTACCGGCCGCATCACAAAGACTGTGATCGATGTCAATTCGGCAATCCGCATGGACGACGGCCAGAACTACAACCTGCGCGCCAAGATGGCAACCAGTGTCCGTGAGTGGCTGATCGGTGCGTCGATACCGAACGATCCTGACCTGATGACAGACCTGACGGCCCTGCAGTACGGCTATCGGGCCGGGGAACTGCTGCTGGAATCCAAGGACGATGCGAAGCGGCGCGGCATCAAGAGCCCTGACCGTTTCGACTCGCTCGCTTTGACTTTTGCTGTACCGCCGGCTCCTGTGGTTGAGGACCGGATGCCTGCTGTTCCCGCGTATCAACCACACTCGCCCGGCTCGGGCATGTAACCAGAGGAGTATGACAAATGACTTGGACAATTACAGGACCGACACAGATCAGCGAGGGCGATGGTAGCGCGCGTCTGATCGCATGGACTGGTGGTGCAACGGCTGACGGTGCGGCGACTGCCGTCGAGTTGCCTGAATGGGCTGACAACTGCGTGCAGATCATCGGCACGATCGGTGGTGCAACGGTCGTGATCGAAGGCAGCAATGACGGCACGAACTACAACACGCTGAACAATGCGCAAGGTGCTGCTCTGAGCTTCACGGCGCTGACTGATGCGATGAAGCAGATCGTTGAGCGTCCGCGTTACATCCGTCCGAAGATTACGGGCGGCGCTGCTACCGGCATCGGCGTGTATCTGCTGATGCGTCGTGCTAACCCGATGAGGACTTAAATCATGGCAAACAAATCCACAGTGGCGAGCGATCTGCGTCGTTTCGTTACATTCGTGCAGGGGCTGACGGCTGCGGCCGATACGCTCGACCAGATGCAGAGCATGGAAGAGACGGCCCTTGCTACCGAGCAGCGCGTGTCGGCTGCACAGGCGGCGCTGATTGACGTGACGGCGCAGGTGCAGGCTGCACAGACTGAACTTGCTGACGTGCGCGCCAAGGCAGCTACGAGCACACGAACGGCGCAGGCCAAAGCGGCGGGTATTGAAGCGGAAGCGGAAGTCAAAGCTGCAGGTATTGTCGAGGCTGCTCAACAGGTCGCGCGTGCTCAAGCTGAGTCGATCCTTGCTCCGGTACAGTCGCAGCGTGACGTGCTGTCCGAGCAGGTTGTGTCGCTCGGCGATCAACTCGTTCGGATGCGTGATCAGGAAACGGAACTGCGCACATCTGTTGCTGCAGCCAGTGCCGACCTAGCGGCGGTGGAGGCCAAGCTCGCAGCGGCACGGGAGGCCGTTGTCAAGCTGCTCGGGTAATTACAATCGCATCTACCCCAAAGAGGGTGGGAGGGAATGACATGGTTATAAAGTGTTCTCCAGAAATTACAGACTGCCCGTCACATACAGTAGGTGAGCGGCTGACGCACATCGAGCAGCAGCTTTCATCGCTGACGCAATCCATAACGTCGTACATGGATAAGCAGACCAGCATTGCTGTGGCGTTTCCAAAGGACGCGCATACCGGCGAGCCCGACTATGACGGCCATCGCTCTGCGCATGAGCAGTTCATTGCTGAGAGCAAGGCACGTACCGAGTTCTGGAAAAAGATGCGCTTCGAGTTGGTGAAGTGGGGGCTGCTTGGTTTCTTGGGCTGGCTGTTGGTGCAGGTCGTATGGCCGGCGCTGGCGAAGGGGCACGTGTGATGAAGGTCATCATTCGCCGTAGCAAGTGCATGCCGACCGGTACGATCGGTCGGCTAGTCGCCGAGGGTGGATTCGCTTGCGATACCCTCGAATTGCCATGGAAAGACAATCAGCGCGGCATGTCGTGCATTAAGGATGATAGCTACGTCGGCTGGATATGGCATTCGCCTACATTGGGCCGTCCGGTCATTCGTCTTGAAGACAGGCATGGCCGCAAAGACTGTCTGATCCACAACGCTACATGGGCAGGTGACGTGTCGCTTGATCTGGACGGTGATGGCAATGCCGGTGATCTGATCACGCAGGTGCATGGTTGCACCGCAGTCGGCATGGGTTACGGCATGATCCAGCGCAAAGATGGTGAGCAGCAGTTCGGCATCCTGTCGAGCAAGGATACGCTGGCTCGGCTGGTTGAGCACCTTGGTGCCGGTCAGCACACCTTCATTTATGTGTGGGACGCGGGGTGCGAGCCATGACAGAAGAGCGCCGCATGTCATTGGGCTGGCGGTTGCTGTCGAACCTGACGCGCCGTCCGTTCAGCCGGTTGGTGTTAGTCGTCACGATGTGGATGACATGGCGCGTGACGGCATGGGCATTTGACTTTGCCAACGCAACGGCAGGTGTCGGCGGTTATGACGTGGCGGCCACTCTGGCTGCAATTACCGCACCGTTCGCTGCATTGCAAGCGGCAGCATTTAAGGTCTATACGGAAGGGAAGACAACAGAATGAATCCACTGGTCTATGTTTTTGTCATGGTCGGTCTGCTCGCTGCTGGCGCGTGGGGCGGGTGGGAAGCGTGCAGCAACCGGCGCGATGCGCTGGAACTGGCAGAAGCCAAGAGCAAGAGCGATGCGCTGACGGCCATGGCCCATGAGATCGCAAAGATCGACGTGCGCAACGTGACGATACGACAGACACTTGAGACACAGACTCGTGAGGTGCCTGTGTATCGTGACTGTAAAAATACAGAAGCTGTGATGAAGACGATCAACGAGGCTCTGTCGGGAGGTAAATGACATGCCGATATTTGGATACAGCAATGGTACGAACCTTCGAGAACTGGCAAGACGACAGGTGCGCGCGAAGTTCCCTGATCTGCGCGAAGGTACGTCCGGCTGGTACCGCGCCGTCGAGAATCGTTACAGGAGACTGAAATGAAATCGCTGCTCCTGCTGCTCATGGCTGTCATGCTGAGTGGATCGGCCTGCAACCCGACACAACCTGATCCGGGCAATCCTGTCGCTATCTCGTCGTGTCCCGAACGACTGCCGCCACTGGTCGATGCTACGTTCGGCGCGACAGTCAATAAGCTGGTCGAGGTGACCGGTATCTATTTCAAATGTCGTACCGCTGCTGTAGGCACAACCAAGGAGTAACCGTCATGCCAAAATCAACCGATGCTTGTAATCGAATCCTCAACCTGCTGTATCGAGCAACCGCGTGGGCAAACGTAGCGGACAACGCCTCTGCTGCTCCACTTACCGATGTCTATGTTGCGCTCCACACGGCGACACTGACGGCGGTAACGAACTCGCAGGCTGAGAACGAGGTCGCATACACCAACTATGTGCGGAAGCCGGTCGCTCGTGGCGCGGGATGGGTCGCCGGTTCAGGCGGTTCGACGAGCAACGCCGCGTTGCTTCAGTTCGACCAGTCCGGTGCAACCGGCGCAACGCTGGCAGCGGTATCGACCGGCACGACCGTATCTGGCGCGACGGCGGTCTGGCACTACGGCGCGCTGAACAGTCCGATCACCATCGGCGCAGCAGCAAGTATCACG